GTTTCACAACAGCAACAGCAAACACTGGTATTTACAATACATATACTGTTCCTCAATATGTTAGTGGTGGTAAAAACATTCCATTAACATTCAACACAACTGAAACTAGTGTTGGAACTGATGTTGCAATTGATAACACAACAGGTGAGATCACACTACAAAGTGGAATTACTTATCAATTGATTGCTCGTGCATATATCACTGGAAATCAAACTGGAACTTACCAATTCTTGGATGAGAGTACTGGTTTGCCAATTAGTGTATCATGCCCAATCGGAAACACATTGGTTGCAACAATTACTCCAAATGCAGAAACAACTTATCAATTAATTGGTACTTGCACAAACGGCGAATGGATCTATCCAACAGAATTTACAAATGCTACTTTAAGCGTTCAAGCAATTTCAGGCTACACAGTAGCATAATAAGGAAATAAAATGAAATCAACTAATCCAGAATCTAAAGAGATTAATCAAAAGCGTGGTCCTACTACTGGTAACGGTGGTAACCCAACAAAACGCAAAGAGTTTATTGCTGAAAAAGCACATAGCTCTAGCGAAAAAGGCATGTTAGCTAAAATGGTAACAGATGCATTAGAAATGCGTGGTCGCGGTCAAGCTGCAACACCTAAGCCAGCACTTGAAGGTTTACATTCTAATACAGGACCTAAGCGTAATCCAACAAGCGATGGTTCACGACTACCTAGCAAATACAAAAAATAATTTGTGATAAATAAAAGAGAAGCACAATGCTTCTCTTTGTTTATAGAAAAGGAAATGAAATGAAAAAACAAAACGCAGCATCCGAAAACATTTGGGACACGCCAGAACAGGCAAAAGAAGAATTCAAAAAGACAGTAGAAGATACTACTCCAGTCAAAACTCCCAAAAACAAACCACAATCACCAAAATTAATTAGTCATCCTGACTTTGATATTGAAGGTTTGATGACTGACTTTCCAACAGCAAAAGACTTAGAACGATTTGTATTTGATGAGACAGGTGTCACATTAAATTTGAAAGGTCGTGCTAACCAAGTCAAGTATCAAGTAGCAATGGATGTACTCAATGGTAAAGACATTGATAGTAAATACATTGGTGGTAATAACCCATATATTGACAAAGCTGAATTAATTCCTACAGAAGACTTGAAGCCTGAACCAGCAAGAGACAAGTCATTGCCTGCTAGAGAACAACAACAAAATGCTTTCTATAGTCCATTCATCCCACACCCTGATGAAGAACAACGAGCACAAGGCAAAAAGGTTCAAGTTATGTTCCGTAAATATAACAATGGCATGATTAGCTATGAAATCATGGGACCATTAGAGCAAAAGCCTGAAGGTGAAAAAATTGACAAGTATGGTCGTGTTCGTCCAGAATATATCAAATGGATTGATCCGCGCACAGGTGAACAAGTATTGATGCGTGAAGATGGCACATTAACACAACAAGGTAAGCGTCTTCGTGCAACTATGCAAACATTCAAAGTTAACAAAACTAATCAATGGGAAGTATGGATTGATCGTGAATTTGTTTCATTGAATGACAGTGTTGCAAGTAACCCATGGGATCTAAAATGATAGTAGATAAAGATGGAAATGAACGCAAGGTTCCATTGCGAACACCTCGTGACCAAGAAATTGATAAAGCAACACAAGAACGACAAGTAAAAGATACACTCATTTTACAAAAGGTCAACAAACTTCATCGTGATGCTTTCAAAACAAGATTTCCTGGTCAAGTTGAACATTGCATGAGATTGACTGCTGAAAGACTGCAGGCAATATTAACAAATAAACCAACTGATTTAAGTGATCCAGAAACATGGAAATGTACTGCAAGCGAGATACATGATTTATGTCATGGATTATATTATCTTTCAATCATTAACCAACATTATCCAGTAGAAAGTGAATAATGTTAGGAACAGAAACGCTAATGGCGAGAGCGTTAAAATATGTTCTTGACAAGTATAAACTTAAAACTGATAGTTTGAACATATTACCAGGTCCTGCTAAAAAGCAATTAGAGGACTTGGTCATTAGTGTGGCTGATGATATGCATTATAATCAGCTTAAATACTTTAGACCTTTTGAACATCAGTTAAAGTTTTTCAAAACTGGAACTAGTGAGCGTAGAGGTATTCTAGCTGCAAACCGTATTGGTAAAACAGTTAGTACCTGCTATGAAACAGCAATGCATCTTACTGGATTATATCCTGATTGGTGGAAAGGTTATCGTTTTGAACAAGCTATCACTTGCATGGTTGCAGGTGAGGGCTGGAGTCAGGTTGCATTAGTATTACAAAATGAATTACTAGGCACGCAAGATATTAAAATAACAGAGAACATTGGCACAGGTGCAATTCCCAGAGAATGTATTATTACTGATACTATGCGTAACGACGGCGCTAATTGCATCGGAGTTGAGATCAAACATGTGTCAGGTTCCAAAAGTTATTTGCTATTCGCAAACTATACACAGGAAGTAAGACAACTTCAAGGTTTCAAGTTAAACTTAGCTGTGTTTGATGAGCAGCCACCAGATGATTTCTTTAGTGAAATTGTTACTCGTACTGCTACAACGCAAGGTAAAGTATTATGCTCTTTCACGCCATTAAAAGGCTTGAATGGTCTAGTAAGTAAGTTCTGGAACAGGGAAGAAGGATACGAGTATATTCGTGTAAGTTGGGATGATGTACCTGAGTATGATCCATGGAATCAACCATTCTTACTAATGGAAACTCGTAGACAATTAGAACGAGATTACTTACCACATGAGCGTGAAGCTCGTATCGCAGGTAAACCTGTTATGGGTAAAGGTGCTGTGTTCCAATTGAGTAATTGGCCCACATACAAAACTGGCGATTACAACTTTGAGGAAATGAATAATATTCATAGAATCATTGCGCTTGACTTAGGACTTGTAAATGATAAAACTGTTATCAGTTTAATGTATTGGGAACCACATGAAAGAACTGCATATTTACATAAGCAGATTGTTATACAAGGTACTGAAGAAGCCGTACCAACTCAATATATCAATCACCTTCTCAGACCCGAAGTATTTGGAACGCCTATCGTTTTACCATCGGATGCTAGTTCACCTGGAAGATACACAATGTCCAGTAGTAGTATACGAGAGTTGTTTGAGAATTATGAACTTAATGTTTACGAAAAGCCAATAATGAATCCACCTGATAGTCAGGGTAGGGTAACTAACCACAAAGCATATGGTATCAACCAAATGCGTCAGATGTTAGAAGTTGGTAGTTTAATGATTAATGAAAATTGTACACATTTTTTAAGTGAAGCACAGAACTATTTCGTTGATGAAAAGGGACGCTTTAGTGATCCTGACGATTGCATTGATAGCTGTCGTTATGGTATTTTAGGAATATTAAATAATATTGCAGAACCTTGGGACAATCGTACTCCTGCTCAACGAATGAGAGCACAACGAGATAGATATATTACTAGGGATTATAGTCATAAACCAGCTTGGAAACAAGCGTATGACCCAAGCTAATTAGGAGAATATATGGGAAAAGGAAGTAGAGCTAGACCAATTGAGATTCCAAAAGAACAATTTAGTAGTAACTGGGACAAAATCTTTGGCAAAAAAGATGTCAAAGAAGAAAAAAAGTCCCAGCAAAGTGACGAATCTAAAAAGAATAAATAACTAATAACATAAGGTTAACCACAACATGTTGGATATAAAGAACATCCCAGTAAGGGATATCAATAAAAATAAAAGTACAAATGCTAGATTCGTAAAGATGAAAAATCAGATGGATACGAAAATGGCGTCGTATCTTCGTTACTTGGGGACAAAAAATGCCGTCAACAGAGCCTCAGATTACCATTACCTATGTCTTGCTGTTACTGATAGTACTGCCCCTGTCAATGGTATTGATTACATTCATCCTAGTGTCAAGCCCGTTGTGGATTACGCAACTGCTGTTATCGCTAAAGGATTAATGCCCGCAGGCGAAATCAATTTTGAATTTGTTGCGGACAATGAAGATGATGAAGAAGCAGCACGACAAGCAACTGAAATGGTCAGTCGTGTTGTCAATGAAATGAATGATCCACATTTTATATTAGAGCGTTGGATTATGGACGCTTGTATGCACAAAAACGGCATGATGATGATTAAGCCAGTTCGTGAACAAATCACCCGTTATGTTGAAACACAAGGTACATTAGACCAACTAAAAGCATTTGAACAACAAGCAGCAGATGCAGGTCTTACAGCATTGCGTCAAAGTCGTAGACGCATTGATATTAATTTAGCAAAAGTTTTAGCAGAAGTACAACACCAAACAAGTCAGCAACGAGTTCAAACTGCTGATGGTGTTATTGAAAACTTTGTTAACAAACTTAAAGAACATGACAATGAAGATGACTTAACTCAAAACATGGCTGGCGACATGTCAGGTATGAACACAGAGTTATATGATGGTGAACAAGAAATTTTGAATGATGCAATTAAACGCAACAGTGTTTACTCAGCAAAATATAAATTGACTGGTTACAACATTAACATTAAGTTTCATCCTATTGCACAACACTTTTGGATTTGTGATCCTACAGTGCCAGAGATGAAAGATCAACCTTTCTGTGGTTACTATGATCCAATGACAATTCAAGAAGCAACAGAACTATATCCAGGTATTGATTTAGAAGAATTTGAAGAATTCGCTGAATACAATATGAATGGTGCTTATCAAGCAGGTAGTGTATTAAACAACTTAGCTATTCACGCTCGTGATAGTGTACCTGTTATGGGTGTGCCTGTTTCTAGTGCTGCAAGTGCTGATCCAGATAGTAGAATGGTTAGTGTTGTTACAGTATGGAACAAGTATGACATTGATGGTGATGGTGAACTTGAATTAGTTGAAATCATTTATAGTGGTCAATATATTATTAGTGCAAGAGAAGTAGAGTTTATTCCTGTTGCTAATATGTGTCCAAAACCATTACCAGGTAACTTCTATGGTATGAGTATTGCTGAATCTGTGATTCCAATGCAAGAGTATAATACAAGTGCAGCCCGTGCTGAGATTCAACTAGGTCTATTAACCGCAACACCAAGAATCGGGGTTAAACCCGACAAACTAGACTTTGAAATGATTCAAGACGGCGAAAGTGCTATCTTTATTTTAGATAGTAAATTTGATCCTGCAAAGGACATCTACCAAATTCCTCCTCCTAGTGGTAACTTGCAATTCTTAGAAGCAGCTATGAATCGTATCCAACAAGATACAATGGCTATGGTTGGTATGACCACTCCACAAGATGTGTTCAATCCAGAAATTATGGCTGAAGGTAATAGTGGTGCTAAACTACAACTTGCTCTTTCACCTAACCAATTGATTCAAGATAACTGTGTGCGTAATGCAGCAGAAGGATTGCGTGAAGCTATTTGGTTGGTATGGCGTACATTAATTCAGTATGGCGATGATTATGGTGTTAAGAAATTAGCACAAAAATTTAATCCAGACAAGAAGCCTGAATTCTTAGATTACAATGCATGGGACGATATGAACTTTTGTGATAGAAAACAAGTTCATTTGGAACTAGCATTAGGTATGATGAGTGAAGAAAACGCATTAGCACGATTACAAGTTATTCAGAAATGTCAAACTGACTTATATACTATGGTTCAAGGTATGGTCCAACAAGGAACATTGACACCAGAAATGTATAAGAAAGTTAAGAAACCATTTGCTGACACATTGTATGTTTTGGGTATCAAAGATTGTGATGTTTATTTGCCAACTGATGACGAAGTTGTACAAATGATTAAACAGGGTCAACAAGCTGCTGCACAACGACAACCAACTCCTGCTGAACAGAAAGATTTGAGTCAAGCTCAATTGAATCAAGTTAAAGCACAGGAAGTTAAACTTCAAGTTGCAGGACAAGATGCTGGAACACAGTTAGACTACATGGCAATGGCTGCAGGAAATCCTAAAGTATATCGTTAATTTTAATTGATAAATACATAATAGGTTAAGGAAATGAAATGATTGACGACAATAGTGTTGAATTTTTCAACAGTAGACTAACTCTTGATTATACCAATATTACTAAATTAACTCCTAGTCAGAAAGATAAGATTAGGAGTTATGGTAGCCAAGCAGAAAACTTATTGAAGAACAGAGATTTTGCGATGTTTGTTCATCATTACAAATTTGAACTGGCTGATAGTCTTGCTAATATTAGAGGACATCAACCAGAAGATAATGCAGAACGAGTTGCGTTAAGTAACCAACTCGCTGGCATAGACAGTTTTGTGAACAGCCTTAAAAAAGCTGTTTACATTAGAAACAAGGTAGGTAACGAGAATTTCGCCCAACCTGAATAAAAGGAAAATTAAATGACAAATGATATCAGCCCTAACAGCACAACTGCTGCGGCACCTGAAACAAATGCAGTCCCTAGTTTAGACTCCATAGCTGCTAAAATGACCGCAATGCGTGAACACACACTGCGTAATCAAATTCGTGCTACTGAACAGACTGAGACAGGTAGTGAAGAATCGGCAGAAACTTCAAGCCCTGTGGCGCCAGATGATGGACCAGAAATCTCTGAACCAGAGAACAAATATATTGACGAGCCAAATCAAGAAACAGACAGCCCTGAAGAGGTAACTGCTGATAGTACTGATTCAACAACAGAAGAACTTATTGATTTCTTAGACTTTGCAGAAACTAATCCGAACGCTAAGTTCAAGTTTATGCGTAATGGTAAAGAAGTTGTAATTGATGCTAAAAAGGCAGCTAGTATATTAGGTCAAGGTGCAGCGATCAGCGAAGACGCACGACAATTGAAAATTGAACGAGCCGAGTTTGATGAGTATCTCAAAGAAACTCGCAATCGTCAAGAGGGGTTAACTCTTGCGATGGAATTTACTATTCAGCCACAAATGAAACAGGCGTATGATGAGATTTATAAAACTCAACAATATCAAACGACTTTTCAACAACAGTTGCAACAAACTAATGATCCAGCAACAATTGCAAGGATTCAAGCAAGTATGCAACAAAATGAACAGTATATTCGTCAACAACAACAGACTATAGGATCACTAAAGCCTGCGGTTGATGAGTTCAGGAACATTCGTAAACAGCAAGTGAGTCAAGTATTAGAAGCTACTCGTAAAAATTTTAAGGACAAAGAGTTAAAAAACGAATATGTCTATAACGAAATTAGAGATAAAGTTGCTAAGATTTGGCCTGATGCTAAAACAGAAGTTGTACCTGGAATTCCAAATATTGACTTGATCTCAAGTGATGAAGCATTAATGAGCTTAGTCAGAGATGGGTTACGCTATAGAGATAAGCCAACTACTAAACCTGCTGGGTCTAGTATGGCTGCATTAACTCAAAGACGCAATAGTTCAAGTAGTAGTCGTGGTAGTGGAGATGATATTTCCAAACTTCGTGAACAAGCCAAGAGCGGTGATAAGAAAGCCGCAGACAACCTTTTGATGGCGCAACTAAATAAAATTAGAGCCTCAAGAGGGGGAAGATAATAGCCTAAAATAAATTCATAAGGAGAATAAAATGGCAGAAATTACGACATCCCAAATTGGTAACGGTACAACAGCTTATGGCGCAGATATCGTTGTCAAAGACTTAGACCTGGATGTGTCTAATCGTGTGAAAGATGATACGCCTGTATTGAACATGGCAATGAGCAAAAAGCGTAAAGTTAACAGTACTTTACCATTGTGGACAGACGATGTTTATCGCTTGCCTGCAGTTCAAGCTCAAGTTGAAGGTGCTACAGTTGCAACTTCACAAGCTGAGTCAAATAGTCGTTACAACTTAGGTAACTACACACAAATTTTCAGTACAGTTATTGCTGCATCTGGAACAGCTCGTGCAGTTATGCAATCTGGTGGTGATCCTCAAGCATATCAAGAAGTCAAGCAATTGATTGAATTGATGTTTGATGTTGAATCACAACTAGTTCGTGCTGACCAAATCGGTACAAAATACGGTGGACAATCTGGTTCTGCAAGTGGTCTACCAAGTGGTCAAACTGGCCGTCGTATGGGTTCACTAGCTTCATTCGCTGGTACACAATCATACAATACTACTAGTGGTACATTGAGTGGATTGAACACATGGACAAACGATGAGTCTAGCGATAGTGCTAGTGAACAAACTAACACATTTGCAATCAGTGCAAATGGTAGTAACTTCTACACAGGTACTTTCACTAACCAATTGTTTAGCCCAGCATTGTACAAGCAATTGGTAACTGTTGCTGAACAACGCTATAATGCTAAGATTCGTACTGTTGTTGCTCCAACATCATTGCGTACAAGCATCAGCGATAACATCGCACAATCTCGTGGTATCAACCGCGTAAACAGTGAGCGTGGTGACACAATCGCTACTTACGAAGGTGACTTCAATTACTCATACGAAATCTTTGATTCTTGGATCATGGATCAGTCTGGTGTAAGTAACAGCATCTATTTCTTAAACGAAGATGTTGTACAATGGGGTTCATTGCGTGATCTAGGTCCTAACAACGAAGTATTCAGTAATGCTGATGCTAGTTTGGATCAGTTCATCATGGAAGGTACATTGATCGTTCGTAACCCAGCAGGCGTTGGTGTTCTAAACAACATCAAAGCCGGTACAGATCAACAAGCTAACTTGCCAGGTGCTCGTCCATCTGTCTTGGTATCTCGTACTAATACTGGTGCTGGTAGCACATATTAATCGTAAAGAAGATTAGTTCATAAAAGGCTCTTCGGAGCCTTTTTTACCCTTTATACTTGTATAACAAACGCTAATCCTATATAATACTAATACGGTAATAAATAAAAAGCCCGAAAGGGCTTTTTAATACAAGGAAATGAAATGAAACATCCAAATGAGCAAGAATTAGATAATCAAATTAAAACTATTCTTAGTAAAGCTAAACAATATAATTGGTGGCAACGATTTATTCTAAAAATTATGTTAAAATATAAAGGTTAACACAAAAAGGGGTCTTCGGGCCCCTTTTTCTATTGATAAATACAATTATGAATGACATAGATAAACCCGAATACTTAGACGATAAGGACCCAGAGAAAAACCATAATTATTGGAGACAAGATCATGGTGGAATGGTTACTGAAGATAATGGAGTTGCTGATAGATTGTTGCGTAATAACAACGAATTATACAACTCAATGAAAGGTGATTGGAAAAGAACTGATTGGAACAGAGGTAACAATATTAAAGTTACAACTGGTAGACAAGACGGTAAATTCTACATCACTCGTGAACAGATGAACACTGAAGCTATTAAGCAACATGTTCGTGATTATAGATTAATGGCTGAAGCAGGTATCCCTGATCCATTGGCACCACTAATGCCTGATGGAACATTAGGATATAAATGGATGGAGTTACCAATGGTTATCTCTGTTCGTATTTCAGACCAATACTTTGGCGGAATGCCCTGGAATGCTATTAAACAAGATAGAACATTGAAAGCACAATTCTATCGTGTAGTACAGCAAGAATACCCAGAATATGTTTGTTTTCCAGGTGGGAAGTTGCCTATCCCAGTTGCAGTACCATATCCAAACAGAACAGGCTAATTATGGGAAGACCGTTGAAACCATATAGCGCAGAATATAGAACGCAAAAAGGGAATGCTAGGCGTAGGGGAATTGAATGGCAATTTTCTTACGAATCATGGATTGATTGGTGGGGAGATGATATTAATAGACGAGGACGAGAAAAAGACAATTTGGTTATGTCTCGTCTAAATGATGTTGGACCCTATCATCCTGACAATGTTTCAAAAAACACTGCAAGTAAAAATGTTAGTGACGGAAATGTTGGAAAAATTGTTTCAATGGAAACTCGTTCTATATTAAGTGAACAGAAACAAGGCAAGTCTAGAGACTTAAATACTAAGAAGAAAATAAGCGAAACATTAAAAATTCGCAACAAATTAAAGGAAACTGAAAAATGTTTGTAATACCAACAGCGGATGATTTAGTAACATTCATCCAAGATTTCACTGGGAGCAGTAATGTTAATGAGATTAAAAAGTGTGTGTTTATGGCTGAGATGTCTATGCGTAACATTGAGTTGCCAGCCCTACGCAGTGATCCTTATGCCCCAGAGAATATTGGCGTGGTTGATCGTAACGGACGCATTCCTATCCCGGGCGACATGAACAAGCCCATACTGTTCTTCAAACAAGGAAGTCAGTATGTAACTCAATGTACATGTAGTGGTACAAGTGGTTCAAATATCTTAAATCTAGTTACTAATCCAAATCAAAGTTTGGGCGTTGGTATGTATGTTACAGGAAACAATATTGTTCCTGGTTCAACAATTGTTAGTTTCCCACAAGCTAACCAAGTTATGTTGAGCATTCCATTAACTGGAACATTTACAAATGAAGATGTTGTATTCAACACAGGTGGAAGTAATAGTAGTCAAACAGGACCTTGGATTGTTTATGATCGTATTGGTGATCGTGACATTATTACACAAGGTATGATTGCACAATTGTATTTGCAACCAGTCAATGTGCCAGCAGTTATTCGCGGTAAGTTTAGTGAAGTTGCACAATGGTATGAGTTTTTACCATATGTAGCTGAAGGCGACTTGATTAACTTGTATTACTACAAAGCATGGCCGTTATTGTTTAGTCCTGCAGACAATCAAATATTAAGCACAACAGGTACAGTTGGAACACCTACAGGATTTAGTCCATGGACTGTGCAATTAACTGTAAGTGATACAACTAACTATAGTGTTGGTGCAACATTAACTGCAACAAATGGTACAGGTAGTTTAGGTAGTGGTACTGTTACAGTTGTAAGTATTGACAGTTCTACACAACTTACTGTTACAGTTGCAGGTTCTAGTCCAACACCAGGTACAGTTACAAACATTACACAAATAGATATTACTGTACAAAACAACGCAGTTCTTTCAACATGGCCTGAAGGTTATGTTTATGCAACATTGCGTGAATATTATATCAAGCGTCATAACTCACAAGATGCAGCAATTTATCAAGCTAAGTTTGATGAAGCATGGCAAACTATTGAAGACCAAAACAACAAAGGTAAATGGAGTGGTGGCAATACAAGATTGAGTAGTATTTGGCAACCAAGACAATATCGTCAATATAACATTAAGTAAGGATATCTGATGAGTAATTCAGGTTTATATGGATCAACTGGAAATGTAACAGTTTCCAGTAATAATGTCACAACATTATACAATAGTAATCCCAGCCGTGTTGTCACAGGTAATGTTTCTGACCGTAACTTTACCACATTGTATACAACGCAAGCAGAGATTGAACCTACTCGCAGCTATAGTAACTTAAATGTTGAAGAATTCTTAAACACAGGATTTGATAGCGCAGGTAATCAAGTTGAAAACATCAACATGAGTGGTAACTTAACTGTTGGTGGTCAAAGTAATTTAGGTAATGTTGGTAATGTTCATATTGGTGGTGGTACTTATAACTTAGTATTGAGCACTGATGGAAATGGTAATTTAAGTTGGATTGAACAAGCAGCAATTACAAATAGTGGTGTTTTGTATATTCATTTTGATGTAGTTGCTACAGCTAACAATCAAACATTTACAGATAGCAACATTAGTTCATACAGCAATGTGTTGCAAATGAGCGTGTTCAAAAACGGTATTAACATTGAACCAACTCAATATAGCTTGAGTGGCAATGTTGTTACAATCAAAATACCATTAAGTACAGGAGATACAATTGATATACTACCTAGCGCGGGCGGTGGTGCTGCTGGTCAGGCTGGTGGTAATTATTATGATGTTCAGTTTAATGGTGGAGGTCTGCTCACTGGAACAGATCAATTTACATTCAATCCAACTACCGGCAATGTTAAGTTTCCTACAGGTGTAGCTAACACAATCATATCAAACAATGTTAACACAGGTAATATTACATCAAGCAATATTGTTGTAACTAACATTACTGCAAATGGTATATTAAATTTGGGCACTGTTGCTAATATTCATATTGGTGGCGGAACTAGTGGTCAATATTTGCAGACAGATGGTACTGGTAATTTATCATGGCATGCAGCTAATGGTAGTGGTATTGCTACCAGCGTTATTGCAGATGTTGGTAATGTTATTATTACTGGTGGCACTAATGGTCAAGTATTAAGTACAAATGGTAGTGGTAACTTAAGTTGGACAAGCAACATTCTTTTTGCAACAAATAGTAATAGTGCAAATTATGCAAACATTGCAAACAGTTCAATAGTTGCTAACAGTGCTAACTTTGCTAATAGTTCTAACTACGCAAATAGTGCAAACTATGCCAACATAGCAAATACTGCATATTTGGCAAACAACTCAAACTATTCTAATATTGCTAACACAGCTAATACAGCTAATGTAGCTAATGTTGCAGCATATGCAAGTACAGCTAACTATGCTAACTTTGCCGGCAGTGCTACTACAAGCAATAGTTCATTAACAAGTAATAGTGCTAACTATGCTAATTATGCAAATTTTGCAGGCTCTAGTACCACAAGCAATAGTTCGTTAACAAGTAATAGTGCAAATTATGCAAACTATGCTAACTTTGCTGGCAGTTCCACTTCTGCTAATACTGCTATTACTGTAACAGGCAACAATCAACCTAACATTACAAGTTTAGGAACATTGAGTAATTTGAATGTTACTGGTAATATTGATATGCAATTGGGCTTTGAGTTGTTTACACCTAATAGCACAGGTTCAACTGGTACAGTTACTTTTTATGTACAAACACAATCTATCTTGTACAAAACTGGTAACGCAACAGCAAACTGCACATTAAACATAACTGGATCAAGTGGTAACACACTTAATAGTATTCTACCAGTTAACAATAGCGTAACAGTTGTTTATATAAACACAGTAGGATTAACACCTTATATTGTTAATCAACTACAAATTGATGGTTCAAATGTTTCACCAAAATGGGTAAATGGGTCAAGTCCTACAATTGGATCAAGACTTTCATCTGCTCAACAATCATATACATTTACTATTATGAAAACTGCAACCAACACTTATAATGTATTAGGAAGTTTAGTGGAGTTTCAATAATGCCTATTAATGGAAGTTTTTCATCATTCAGTAAAAATGGATTTAGTCCATTTACTACTACAACATTGGTTGGAAATCAATATGTAGTAAGTGGTGCGTTTGGACAAATGGTTGTATCAGATAGTGGTAATGTATATTTTAGTCAAGTATATGGTAGCAGCACTGGATTAAATATTGGAAAATTTAATAGTAATGGAAATTATATTTTTGCCAAAGAAGTTACGAACGGAAACTTAACTGGTCCAACTGATCCTTATAATTCTTTTTTAATTGATTCATCTGAAAATATTTTTGCAGCAGGTGAAAACTTTGTAGGAAATGTTTCAAGTGCAGAAATTGTAAAATTTGATAATAGTACAGGTAATATATCATGGCAGCATAAATTTCCGCAGTATACAGGTAACGCCAATCTTAATGTTGTACTTACAGGGCTTGAAACTATTTTTGATAGCACCGATAATACATTAATGACCATGATTACAAGTTCAGCAGACTATAATCACCACGCAGCAATCGTAAAATCAAATATTTCTACTGGTGCAACAATAAACCAAAGAGATATATGGACAAATATTGCAAACTCTATAAATTATACAGGATTGGCATATGTTCAAACATTTGGATTTAGTTTAGATCCAATAAACAATAAATGTGTTGCAACTGGTTTTACAAATGATGCTGGAGGAAATTCAGTATATTTAATAGGAACATATAATTTAACTAATACTGGGAACTCAAATCCTGTAATTTGTTTATATACAAATTATACCTCTCCGGGAGCAGCAGCAGTTTCTGATAGTAGTACTACTATAAGTGATGGAACATATTATTATACAATATGTGCATTAAATGAAGTTCCCTCTCCGTATGAATATAGTTATGTAACTAAATTAAATATTTCTAATGGTGCAGTTGTGTTTAATAATTACTATTCTAATAGTACGCCTTTGCTAATAACTGAACTTTGTTTAGAAAATACTAATAATTTTATTTTTATAACAGGATGTTTGAATCAGTCAAGCGGTTATTGTTACTTGGCAAAAATAAGAGCAGATAATGGAAATATTGTTTGGCAAAAGCAAATTACAGTTTCTAGTGTAGTTGCGGCAGTTAGCTCAGGATTATATTGGAAAAATGGATATGTTTATGCAACATATAGATTTGAGAGCACTGGAGATCCTACAATAGATAAAGACTATTTAATTAAAATTAAAGATAACGGTACTGTAGTTGGAACATATGGAAATTTAATTATAAGCGATGCATCATGCTCTGTCACTAACAACACTAGTTATTTTACTTCGGTAAATATACTAAACGATACTACATCAAATATCACATTAGGTAGTTCAAATTCCAGTATGACTACTGTTGCATTGTCTAGTTCATACTTTACAACTACTATAATTCCATAAGGATCAAAATGACAACAAGAGGTCAAATCAATAGCAATTTCTATCAAATCGTCACAGTTGATAGTGATGGAAATCCAGTTCAAATCAAAGAACAATATGTTAGCAACATCAGTAATGTTGCTAATGCAAACTATGCCAACTATGCAGGTAATGCATTAATTGCAAACACAGCTAATCATGTATCTGTTGCGAATGTGTCTGGTATCGGTAACATTGCAACAGTTAACTTAAGTGGTAATGGTAGCCAAGTATTATTAGGTAATGGTACTTGGGGCACAAGCAGTAGTGGTAATGTTGCTAATGCTAATTATGCAAACTTTGCTGGTACTGCTTATAATGTTAGTGGATCAAATGTAACAGGGACTGTAGCTAATGCAACTCACGCAACAGTTAGTGATAGTGCTAATAGTGTCACTGTTGCTAATGTATCAGGTATAGGCAACATTGCTACCACAAACTATGATGGAAACCTAAATCATGTTTTATATGGTAATGGCGTGTGGGCTAATATTCCAGTAGTAAGTAATGTAGCAAATGCAAACTATAGTAACTACGCAGGTAATGCTTTCAGTGTTACAGGCAGCAATGTTGTAGGTGATGTTAGTGGTTCAAATCACGCAAATGTCAGTGATAGTGCTAATAGTGTTAGTGTTGCTAATGTTGTTGGAATTGGCAATATTGCTACAACAAATTATGATGGTAACCTAAATCATGTTTTATATGGCAACGGAGTATGGGCTAATATTCCAACAGTAAGTAATGTTGCTAACGCAAACTATAGTAATTACGCAGGCAATGCGTTTAGTGTTAGTGGTAGTAATGTAACAGGTGTTGTTGGTAATGCAACACATGCGACTGTATCAGATTCAGCAAACAGTGTAAGTGTTGCTAATGTTGTTGGAATTGGTAATATTGCAACAGTTAATTTGACTGGAAGCACAACTAATGTATTATATGGTAACGGAGTTTTTGCCACATTGCCTACAAGTATAGCCAATGCAAATTATAGTAACTTTGCTGGTACTGTACTTACAAATGCTCAACCAAATATTACAAGTTTAGGTTTATTAACTAGTTTGAGTGTAACTGGAAACATCACATCAGGAAATATTAACGCTGGTAATTTGTTAACAGCAAACTATCATAGTGGTAATGGTTCATTACTAACTAGTATTACAGGTGCTAATGTAACTGGTGTTGTTGGTAATGCAACACATGCAACTGTAAGTGATAGTGCAAATAGTGTAGCAGTAGCTAATGTATCTGGGATTGGTAACATTGCAACAATCAACTTAACCGGTAGTACAACTAATGTATTGTATGGTAATGGTGTTTTTGCTGCTATTCCAACAGTAAGTAATGTTGCAAATGCTAACTATGCAAACTTTGCAGGTACTGTAATTACTAATGCTCAACCTAATATTACTAGCACAGGCACATTAACAACATTAAGTGTCACTGGCAATATTACTAGTGGTAACATCAGTGGTGGTAACTTAGTCAGTGCTAATTATCATTCAGGTAACGGATACTTGTTATCTGGTTTAACTGGCGCTAATATAACAGGTACCGTAGCTAACGCAAACTATGCAAACTTTGCAGGTACTGTAATTACTAATGCTCAACCTAATATTACTAGCACAGGCACATTAACAACATTAAGTGTCACTGGCAATATTACTAGTGGTAATGCAACATTGGGTAATTTAGTTACTGCAAACTATCATAGTGGTAATGGATACTTGTTATCTGGATTAACTGGAGCTAATGTAACTGGCACAGTAGCTAACGCAACATATGCAACAAGTGCTGGTAGTGCAACGACCGCAACTAGTGCTACTACTGCGGGTACAGTAACAACCAATGCTCAACCAAACATTACAAGTCTTGGAACTCTTTCAAGTTTAACTATAACTGGTAATATCAGTTCAGGTAACGCAAACTTAGGTAACTTAGTTACAGCTAACTATTTTACTGGTAATGGATCATTATTAACAGGTATTACTGTTTCTAGCGCAAACACAGCAGTAACAGTCACAGGCAATAGTCAACCAAATATTACTAGCTTAGGAACATTAAGTTCATTGACGATAGCTGCAAACAGTTTAATAAATGTACAAGGTACTGCTGGTAGAGTTAGAACTGCAAGAATTGAAGATACGAGTGGAACTGGTGTAATTTATACTGGTAACCCAACTTCAGGAAGTGTAGCAACATATGGTGATTTAAGCGTAGGATCTGTAGGAAGCGGCGGAAACATAACTGTTAATGGAAACATCACTGCTGTATATCATATTGGTAATGGTAGTCAATTAACAAATATTTCTAATGCAGTTACTGTTACTGGTAATAGTCAACCTAATATTACAAGTTTAGGTACATTAACTAGTTTGACAGTAAGTGGTAATGTATCTACAGGTAATGTAAGTGGAACATATGTTACAGGAACATTAACAACCGCAGCACAACCAAATATTACAAGTACAGGTACATTAACTAGTTTAACTGTAACAGGAACAATATCCGGTGGAAATGTAGTTGCACCATATGGTAACTTAAGTGGTAATGGATTGTCATTAAGTTCAGCAAATAGTTCAGCAAGTATTACTACATTTGTAACATTATATAATGGCTACGGTGGTGCAACTCCACAAAAATCTATTGGTATTGTAAACACAACAGGCACTTTAGTAATTGGCAATAATGCTGGAACATCTGTATTGACATTGACTGATGCTGGAAATTTAACAGCGAGTTATTTCTTTGGTAACGGTAGTCAATTGACTGGAATTATAACAAGTCCTGCAGGTTCAAATACACAAGTTATGTTCAATGATGCTGGAACAAGTAACGGTAGTGCTAACTTAACTTTTAACAAATTGAACGGCGGTACTTTAAGTGTAGGTAATAACATGTATGCTACTCACTTTTTTGGTGAGGGCGGAAACTTAACTAATGTAAGCGCAACATATGCAACTACTAGCGGTACTGCAAGTACTGTAACTACTAATGCTCAACCAAACATTACTAGCCTAGGCACATTAACTAGTTTAAGTGTCACTGGTAATGTGTCTGCAAACTATTATACAGGCAATGGTTCATTATTAACAGGCATAACAGCTACTACTGCAACAACAGCAGTTACTGTCACTGGCAATAGTCAACCTAACATTACAAGTTTAGGTACATTAACTAGTTTAAGTGTAACTGGCAATATTACTACAGGCAATGCAACATTAGGTAATCTTGTTACAGCTAACTATCATTCAGGTAACGGATACTTATTATCTGGATTAACTGGCGCTAATGTGACTGGAACTGTAGCAAATGCAACATATGCTGTTAGCGCAGGTTCTGCTACAACTGCTACAACTGCAACTACTGCTGGAACAGTAACTACAAATGCACAACCTAACATTACAAGTTTAGGTACATTAACTAGTTTAAGTGTAACTGGTAACATCAGTTCAGGAAACATTAGTGTAACTGGATTAGATAGTGCTGGAAATTTAAGTGCTACAGGTAATATTACAAGTGGTAATGCTACATTAGGAAACTTAGTTACAGGTAACTATTTTAGTGGTAATGGTAGTTTATTGACAAGTATTACTGGTGCCAATGTAACTGGAACAGTAAGTTCTGCAACAACTGCAACTACAGCTGGAACTGTAACTACAAATGCACAGCCAAACATTACTAGCTTAGGTACTCTTACAAGTTTAAGTGTTACAGGTAACATCAGTGGCGGAAACATCAGCATCACTGGTTTAGATAGTGCTGGTAATTTAACTGCTACTGGTAATGTCACAGGTGGTAATATTATTAGTACTGGATTAGGAAACATTGCCAATGTATTGTTTACCAAATATAATGAAACAGTAATTAGTGGTGGTAGTGTATCAGGTTCATTAACTCCAAACGCAGCAGCAGGTACAATCTATAATTATACATTAACTGGTAACATTACATTGAGTAGTTTAACTAATAGTGTTGCTGGTACAAGCATGGTTATTATTTTAACACAAGATGGTACAGGTGGTCATACATTAACAAGCACAATGAAATTTGCTGGTGGTAGTAAAACATTAAGTACTGCTGCAAGTGCAATTGATATTATGTCAGTGTTCTATGATGGATCAACATACTATGCTGTATTAAGTAAAGGATATGCATAATGTTTAGTGCAGCTAGAGGTGGGTTTGATTATTACTCGCCTGCGGGTTTATCATTAACTTTTGTTGGTAGTTATTCAGTTACCAATGCTTCACCCACAAATACAATTACTGGAGTTTCAGCAAATATTGGTGACATCATTGTATTAATTAATAATGGAGCAAATTTTAGTTCATCTGCTGCTCCACCTGCATTAGCTACACCTTCAGGATTTACTAATGTGTTAAATTTAGCAACTCCTACTGGAACATATGCACAAAGAACAGCAATGTGTTATCAAATTTCAACAACTGGTGGATCAAGAACACTAACTGGATTTAGTGGTACTTTTGGATCATCATTTATTGTGTTTGTATATAGACCGTCTAGTTCTGCTTCATCGGTTTCATTTGTAACATTGACAAGCCAAATAGCACAAAATGCTGCTGCTTCAAATCAATCACCTACTTTTCCAACAATGACAAATGCAATGGTTGTATTTGGTTATGGTGGAGGTGGTGGAGGTGGTACTGCTGCACAAAATTTGTCGTCAACCTTAGGCTATTCTCATCAGGTGACTGCAGGTGCAACCATATATGCAGTAGCAGATAGTTTTGAGGGGTCAGGATTTAGTGGAAGTTCAACTACACTTTCTCGCACAATATCAACACAATCAAACACATTATTTTCTGCATATATGACGGTATCCTAATATGATAGACTTTACAACGCAACAACTAACATGGTTACTAGTGGGTGCAACTACACTAGGTGGCACTGGATACTTAAACATGAGTCAAAAAGTAGAAAATATTGACAAGAATGTAGCTGTGAATATGGCTAACACAACTAATATGGATAAGAAACTAGCTGACCTACAAAATCAATTAGTGCGTATTGAAAATAAAATTGACAATCAAAGTTTGAAAAGGAATAAATAGTTTTGTGAGACAGCAGTTAATTTATTAATTGATATGCCATTCGTTAATTTCCGTTATGATTGTCTGTCTCACAATTTTTTTGCCCAGGAGTTATGCACCGTTGTCATTGCATGTTAAATTCCTATATAGCATGACTTCTGGGCGATCTTTTAAATAAATGTAAAGTATGGGTCTACAACAGGTTGTGGATATTCTTTATACTTTATTTTCGCAATAGGTAAGTTTTTCAACATAGCAATGGTGTTGTTTAGTTTTACCCATCTATCAAAATCTTCATTAGTAGTTACATAGAACGCTCTGGTTCTACGACCACGACCACTACCAGGCGTAGTTGGTGGCTGAAAACAATGTACATTATATTCAACAAAAGTTTCAACTAAACTATCTGGTATCACAGTTTTGACATCACGCATGTTTAATAACTCATTCAATCCATAACATCTGATTTTGCTCATTTAAGTAATTGCTCCCATAGATACTCTGGGCTTTTCTTTATTACACGAACTTTCTTTCTCCAAATCTTACAAGCTGCTATATTGTACGCCAATTCTCTTTTGTTTACACTAATAGAATATTCCCACATGGTCTTTTGTGCATGTGAGTTAGTATTAAAGTTTTTAACATCTAGTAATATTTTGTCTAGTTCTTTTTTGGTTTTTCGTGCTTCTTTTAAGTTATCTTCAAGGTACTTGAGCAACAATATCATTGCTTCACTCTCAGTAAACTTTGCTGACTTTTTATATTTTCTTGGATCACCATGTAAGTAATCACTAAACAGTACTCCAATATAATTACTATGGAACATATACTGATTATACTCATCAGTGTGACGATTACCGAATCCTATTTTAACATCTGGGGGAGTTGCCCAATCACTGCCACGATGATTCTTGGGCGTAAAAACGAATTTTACATTTTTGATTTTGAACTTTGCCATACATTTCCTTTATGTCTATTATATACTTAGTCCTATTTTACACAACTGTTATGGGCAAGTTACCCAAAAACTATTTCTTAAAAGATACCTTTTGATTACAATAGATAAATACAGTGTACAGAGTGACATTTGTATAATTCCTAAATATTGTCAAACGAAGTCCCCAGCTTGAACCCTGGGGCTTCATCTCAAGGTTCAAATGAGATTGACAGTATCTTAGAAACAATATTAAAGGAAAAGAAATGAGTAAAGATTTAAGTTTATTAACACTGATCCGTCTTGACACGGAACTAGAAAACGCTATTGGCTTTAGAGAACATTATCTTAAACTAGATGATTTTAAGTTATTCGCGGTTTGGGATCAAGAAGTAGAAAACATTCTTGACGAGATTATTAGATTGGGAATATAATATGAATGATAGATTATATGCTCAACAACAATTGTTTATGTATCAACAAAAACTAAACGATTGGATCATGCATGGGTATGACACACCAGTAATGACATACCATGAACAACTAGACGAATACAAGATTCGTGTAGAAAAATGTTTAGAACTATTAAAGGAATTGAAATGAAGTTATCAATTCAAAGATATATTAAGGGAAAGCCTACTAAAGAACAAGGCTTTAATGGCATACCATACTATGTTAGTAACGGTCACAAAGTTAATCTAGGTTACAATTGGTTGAACATTGAATGTGATTGGGAAACAGCATTTGAACTTATCACAACTGATGGATTGGCTACAAGTGCAGAACTATCATCTGATAATAGAACAGATGAAAATTTTGTCAGTCGTCAATTGGTAATGGTTGATATTGATGATGGAATGAATATCCAAGAACTGTTCAATGACGAGTTTTATAATGAATATGGTGCAGGCTTTTACACAACTGCAAGTCACACTGATGAACATCATAGGTTTCGTATTATGTTTGTGTTGGAAGAACCAATCACAGACAGAGAAAAAATGAAAAAGATAATGCGTGGTCTATTAATGGTTTATCAATCTGGTGACACAGTTTGTAAAGATGCAGCACGATTGTATTATGGTGTTCCCAATTGCAAATACAAAGAAAGAACTGACAAAATTCTTCCCAAAGTTATAACTGATGGACTAATACTAATGATCAGTGAAGTTGAACTTAAAGAAGAAGAAAAACTAAAAACTAAATTTGTAACTAATGAAAAATCTATAGTTGATTATGAATTTGTAAATCAACTGTTGCGTAGGATTAGTTATAAAGTTGGTGACTTGAATGGTAGTTATGAACAATGGCGACCAATTGCTTGGGCTACTTGCCATGCAGTAGGTATTGGTAATGCACAAAACTTAATGATGACATACTGGCCCACAAAAACAAAAAAGCATATGCAGACTTTGAAAAGTTGGAAACCACAAAACAATAGTCCTACAGTAGGCACATTGATTAAACTCAGTGGTATCACTAGCACTGAAAGACAATTACTAGAGATAGAGATGAAATTAAGGAAAATGAAATGACAAATGTAATTAATATGAATCAACAAATTGATTCAGAACAACTGTTGTTAGACAAACTAACACAACAAATTAGTCTAACTAAACAACAGTTAGAGAAGGATAGACAAAAGATATTTGAGGATGAAAACATAAGCACCAACATTAGTATTTTAGAATCTGGTGAAACTGATAAAACTCAAAAGAAAAATCTAAAGGAACAAAAGAAGGCATTAGATGCTAACATCAAACTAATGCGCTTAACTGTTTCTAACAATGAACAAATACTAAAAAATCTTGAGATAGATTTAGGTAAGATCAGACAAAAACGCCGTCAAGATTTTGTTCAACAAAATAGTCAATCAACAGCAGAGAAGGTATTTGATGAAAATAATATTCATTATGTTATCTTTGACCAGCAATGGTGGAGTGTTGATCCAGCAGGCGGAAGAATGGATGTTAAGATTAATAATAGTGAAGCAGGAGTTATCAAAGACTTGATCTTTAACGATAGCAACTGGGAAATTACTAGTGAGCAAGAGCTTAAAAAATTAGCAAAAGAAATGGGCAGAATGTATAAACATATTGTTAGGGACTTTGCAAGTCCAAGAATAGGTGTTTATAATCAAATGGATACGATCAGAAATCAGTGGTTAAAACCTATACACAATGTTGAACCACATATTGCATTTAGATTGTTATGCTTAAGTATCGCCGGAAATGATGAAAGTTATGCAGATCAACTTGAACGATTTGTAGCATATCGTTATTGTCATCCAGAAGATGTTATGGTTCCAAATATTGATAGTTGTGCTACCGGAGGAACCGGGCGTGATACATTCTTTAACTTATTGCGTACAATCTTTACAGATGAATGTTGTGGTAGTGCTGGTGAAGAAACTTTTAAGGGCACACATAATGGTGACTTGTTTGGTAAAATGATTATTAAAGTTGATGAAAAAGACAGCAACAGAGTACCTATTGACAAGATTAAAGAACTTACAGGGTCAAACAGATATCGTCATCGTCAAATGAACAAAGATGCAAGAGATGTTGCAAGATTGTTCAGCTTTTTCTTTTTTAGAAATGGCTTTACAAGCACAGCAAAACTTGCAGGAACTGGATCAAGCGGCGAAGATAGACGATTTGAACCCATTATTGCTCGTATCAACTTACCTAGATATCTTGCATTACATTATGGTTTAATAAATGATATCAATGAAATGATAGATGAAGAAACAACTAAAGCTATGCAAGTTATTGTAAAAGAATGGCAAAAAGACTATTACAAAAACGAAGAAAAGATTGCTGAATGGTTGGGACATATTATTGACAAACATAATGCAAAAAACATGACAGAATTATTACCCATTCATGGCAAATATTACAAAGAAATGCTTGTAAGACAACAGCGTGGAATTGATGGATTTATGCCCAAATTTATGAGATTAATGGCTGAGGGCTGTACCAATGTGATTAACATTAAAGACACACATAAGTTATATGAGACAGCAGAAAGTCAAAAATGTACTAAAGAATGGTTCAAAAACAGCATGATGTATTGGTTGAATACTAAGTTGGGTTGGGATTGCGAAGAAATACAAAATGAAAATGTCTATACTTGGAAGGGCTGTACAGATACAGATAGAAGAAAGATGGGTATAGTTCAAAATAAACTGAGTATTCCAGAGAAAAAGTTCTATTGTTTAACAGATTTTATTGATCCAGATAGTTTAGATGATAAAGGTACAACTGTGGGAGAGAAAATTACTATCTATTCTATCAAAGATGAGTTAAAATAACATTAACTGAGTAGAAATGCTGAGTAGAACCACTGAGTAAAACGCTTTTTTTTGACTAAATTAAAAAAAAATATTTTTATAAAAAAAATTATAAAAAAAAAGATTCATTTTAGCAAATTACTCAGCGGTTCTACTCAGTTAAATATAGTAAAGGAACAACATTATGACCAAAGAATATCATGTTTTCACAGATATACAAAATACACATGAACAAGCATTTGTTTTTGAAGTTGAGCGTGAAGGAGATCAGATTAGAATGGGTGAGTTGTGGTTAATTACTAGTCAGAATAATGGCGAAGTAAAGACCAGAGTCAATTTAGAAGAAATGTTTAGAAGAATTGGTCAAAATGTGGGCGGTAACATTGACGATGAAAACTTAGACAAAATAGTAGAAGTTTTTAGTGATGTGTTAAACAACGAGAAACAAACAGAAATATACTTTGATATGTGTCAAAGAGAACTAGAAAACATGCCAATAAGCGATTGTGAAAAAATGATAAAAGCTAGTGAACTTTGTAAGAATATTGAAGATCAAGTGGGAAATTTAAGCGACCTTACAAACAACATAATTAATAAGAGATTAAAATAATTATGGTGCACAATGGAATACAAAAACAACGAACACTTTAGCCACGGGTTTGCATATGATAAGAAAAAGAATGAATGGAGATTTCATGGATACATTTGCAAAAATTGTGGACATGTAATCAAAAGCGAAAAAGTCATTGAGAATCATCCCAAGATTTGCAGGGGTAAACCTGTAAGAATCTATGGTATAGAGCCAACTCCAGAAAATGTATTAGATGTTGATGGAAAAAAATGGACTCCAATAGATATCAATCAGGAATTTTCCGTGGCAAAACAGGCGTTCAATAAGAAAGCTAAATAGATATTTATAGTGGAACCACATAATGGCTCAAATTCAATCACAGTACGATGAAGTACGCATACCTTTCAGTAAAATGACATATAGTCCTGATGTACCTAGTACGGCATTGGGACCAAACGAATATAACAGTGGTATAAATGTTGAAACAGATGTTAGAGGTATTCGTAGTGTTGCAGGAGATCAAGTGTTCTTGGGTAGTGTCCCAGGCACTCCTACATTCATCACTGGTGGTTTCAGATTGGGCGGACAATTTTGGTTTTTAGTTGCAACTGATGAGGGTAAATGGTATGCAAGCAATGGGATTGTTGATTGGTATGATATTACGCCAGGCGGAACAACATTTACTGGTTATAGTCAGAGCACAAATATCACTGAAGCATGGAACGGTACAATACCATTTGTTAACGATACAATCAATCCCCCAATGTTCTTACCTGATGAAACTGACGCAATATTAGTAATGTACAGCAATAGTGTTCCAGTTAGAATTGGTGATATTGCATATCTAAATCCAACAACACAAAGATTAACATTTTACACACCCTATACCATTACTCCATATTTGTCTGGAGATAAAATAGTTATTACTGGTGTTGATAGTTATTATAATGGAACATATATCGTAGTAAGTAGTACAACTGATTATGTTGACTATCTTGCTGTTCCTGGTAGTGCTTATCCTGGATCAGATTCTGGACAACTTGTAAGCCCTTTGTATGCATGGAATTATAATCCCAACTGGAGTAGCTATAGTGCAGACTTTATGCGTATGTATAGTACACCTAATGTGGGATCAATATTAGTTGCTGGTAATTTAAGTGTTACACATGTTGACACAACAACAGCATTGTATCCTGTTACAGTTCAATGGAGTCAAGCGTTTGGATTGAACCAAGCTCCACAAACATGGACTCCAACGATTACCAATGTGGCTAACCAATTAGAAGTTCCATTGCGTGGCAGTGCAGTTGATGCATTCCCAAGTAATGGAATGTTTTTCTTGTGTAGTTATTGGGACACAGTTGTGTTCAGCCCAATCAACTATAGTACAACAAGTGCTCCTATACTAGGTGTTAGATTATACAACCAAGGTCGTGGACTATTAAGTTCAAACTGTTGGGCAAACACTGACCAGAATGTTTATGGCATTGATGCTAGAGATGTATGGGTATTTGATGGAACAAACTTTCAAGGTATAGGTAATCAACGAGTTAAGAATTGGTTGTTTGACCAAATTGATCCAGCATACTATGATCGTGTGTTCATGGAGAACAATAGTCAAAAGAACCAAATTGAAATCTATTATCCTACAACAGATGCAATCAATGGTGTCCCAAATAGAATGATTAGCTATCGTTATGATATTGATGCATGGAATAGTCCTCGTGAAGTTGATAGTGCAACAATGACAACTGAAAGCCCAATCTTTACGCCAACACTTTCAATACCACAACATTGGTTACCAGCTCCAGCGTCAAGAACAGTTGTGTATGCTAGAGGTATTACCAACAGCAAGATTGCACAAATGAACATTGGTTATACTCATGCAGATGGTAGTGCAATCAGTTCTAGTTTTCGTCGTGATAACATTAAGTTACTAAAAGATTATAGTGGTAAACTAATGGTACATCGTATTCTTCCTGAAGTTAACAACATTGGTGCTGTGCCATTTACAGGAACAAACAACATTCAGATCACGCCAAGCACAGGACAGATCAGTGTTACAATTGATGTTGCTGACAGTGTTGGATCATTACCAGTTGCAACAACAACTGAAGTTATGTATTTGGATACAACACAACCTTGGGTTCAGATTGACCAGAACGCATATCGTGTGAACAGTATTGAATTGAGTAACACAAGTTCAACTGATGTTTGGATTTGTGCAGCCACAACTTGGCAATATACTGAAGTGGAAGATGATAGATAATGACATTTCCAATTAACAATGATAACAGTGTTCAAGATGCGGTAAACTACCTATTAAGCGGTCCCAGTGGTCTTGGACAGTTCTTTAATGGGTTTAGTGATTATAATGATAGTTACTTGACTGGTAACTATCGCCCACCGTTTACAAACACTAATTCAAATACTAACTTGTATGTTGTTCCAATACCATTGAGCACAAGTGAGTTATTGGATCCAAGAACATTTAAGTTTACATTTGCCAGTACTCAATCATTCGCACCATTTGCAGTTGGAGAACCAATTAGTGTTAATGGAACAAGCAACCCAGACTTGTATGATGGTGGTTATGCTCCAATCGGTGTAGTTGAATGTACAACAACATATGTGATTTGTAGAACTAATAGTAGTTATAGTGGTAGTCCAGCAACAGGCGGAACAGTTACATATAGTAACACAACAATTGATACTGATCCAAACAACATCTTTTTCATTTCAACAGATTGTAATGCAAAAGTATTAGTGAATGGTGCAGGAGATAGAGTGTTTATTAGTGCCCAACTTAACAATGTTATTAGTTTTGAAACTACAACTGATCCAAGCGCAATGCAATATATTGTTTCAGTCAACAGATATTATGGCGTACTGAATAATGATCCAACTAACCCAGACTATCGTTTTATATTTGACAAAACAATAAGTCAAAAGAAATATGTTTATGATGGGTTAAACAATAGTGTAAGTCCAATTGATCCATTAGGTATTGATACAATCTTTACAAGCATTATTGATAGTCCAAGCCCAGGATATTATTGGTACATTTTAGAAGTAGCATTCAATAGCATACCTGATCCTGGAACAGGAGTATTAGGAAATTTACAAGTAACTAATAGCAAACTACAATTGCGTAGCCTAAGCGCACAGGTCGTAAAACAATAAATACAAAAAAGGATAAAATTATGGGTGGAATCGTTAGTGGAATTACTCACGCAGTTGAACAGGTAGCAAGTACAGCAGTTGATACAGTTAGTTCAGCAATTAACACTGTTGGTAACGCTGTAGGCAGTGCTGTTCAGTCAGTTGTTAATAACCCTGTTCAAGCGATTGTTACAGTTGGATCTATTGCTGCAGGTATTCCTCCAGTATATGCAGGAGCATTAGGTGGCGCAGCAGGAGCAGCAAGTAATGGTGGAGACATTGTTAAAGGTGCATTAACTGGTGCTGCAATGGGTGGTGCTGCAGGCGTTGCAGGTGGAGCCGCTGGTAATGCATTAGCTGATTCAGGATTAGGTAGTGTTGCAAATACTGCATTGCAAGGTGCAGCCGCAGGAGCAGCCGCAGGTGGCACAGGTGCATTTATTACTGGAACAAATCTTGGTAATGGAATATTAAATGGAGCATTAACAGGCGGAGCTGCTGGTGGTGTAACAGGTTATGTTAACAATCCAACAGCAGGCATGCTTGACATTGGTGGCGGACACTTTATGGATAGTAGTGGTAATGTTGTTGACAGTAGTGGAACTATTGTAAGCCCAGCAATTAATACAAATGAACCAGGCGTTCAAGTTGCAAGTAATACTAATGAACTTCCAGCAACACCACAAGATTCAATGGAAAAAGATAATAGTGGTTCTCCATTAGCTTATACTAATACAACTACTGATGGTAATGGTTTAAAAACTGTTTCTTACACTTATAAAGATGGAACAACAGTTACTGATGCTCAACCACAAACAGTTACACCAGGTGAAAATGGTTATAGCAGTGATGGTAAAACATGGACTGATGCAAGTGGTAATCAATACCCTGTACAAAATGGTGCTACACGAATTGATGTTAGTGGAACTGGAACTAGTGGTGCAGAACCTACAGGCGCTACAGGAAATGGAACTGGAACTGGAACAACTGAATTAAGTCCAGTTCAACCAACAACTATTACACCTCCTGCAGGACAAACAAGTTCAAATAGTGTTGCTCCTGTAGAAGCTACACCAGTAAGTGGACCTAGCGTTCCTAATACTAATGTTGTTGTGGGTCCTGTTGCAAGCATAGGCACTGGAAATAGTACAGGTACTGGTACTGGTACAACATCAAATCCAACAGATATAGGAACTGTAAATGTAACTGCAAGTAAACTTCCACCAGATACAAGTGTTGTTCCAACTCCATTGAGTACACCTACACAAACAGTTATTCCTGATAACACAAGTAAGGTTGCAAGTGATACAGCAAACACAACTCCTCCTATTCCAATTGTAACACCTACAAACACAACTTCGCCAGATCAATTAAATTATGTAACTGTTCCAAGCGCAAATCTACCTGGCATTAATGTTCCGACAGGATTGAACCCGGGCTGGATTAGCCCAGTTCCATATTGGCAACAACAAACTCCAGCACAAAGTCAGTACTATTGGGGAATGCATCCATATCAACCTGGACCAACCTTCAATCCACAATTGTATAATACTTTAACAAATGCTCCAGCACAACCTTGGGGCGTTAAAGAAGCAACTAGTGCTCCTTCAGCACAAGATATTTTATCAGCAATGCAAAACTATTATCCAGAGTTAAGCAACACTGTATCAGCTCCAATCGCACCAAAATAAAACAACTAAATAGATAAAAGGATTCCATCATGGGTGGTAAAACAACTTCAACGACAATACCAACATTGTCTCCACAGCAAAATCAATACTTGTCAGCACAGACAGGTATGCTTACTGGCACAATTATTCCTGCATATCAACAGGGAATTAGTAGCGCACAAACACAATATAATCAAAGTGCACCTGGCGTTCAAAACGCTGCACAGAATATGGCTGGTGTTTCTGGTCAAGCACAAAACACTTTAGGTCAAACTGGCGAAAGTGCATTGAATACAGGTGTAAGTGGACTAGAAAACTTATTTGGTTCAAATTATGAAGCAAATCAAGTTGCTGCTGCATTACAACCTGCACAAGCACAATATATGCAGAACTTAGCAAATCAACAAGCACAGTTTGGTGGTAGTGGTGAATTAGGTAGTGCTCGTCAAGCATTAGCAGGTCAACAACTTGCTGGTATGAATGAAGCAACACAAGCTAATACTGCTGCAACTGTTGAAAACCAAATCGCACAACAACGAGCAAGTGCAGCAAATCAATTAGCTGCATTAGGACAAAATGGATTGACAGGTGCACAAGGTGCTGCACAAAATGTTGTCAATGCAAGTGAAGTTCCAATGGCATTTAACAATTCATTGTTAAGCGCAATGTATGGTGCTCCATCAACTAGCTATGGTGCGAACTTTAATGGTACGCAATCTACAAACACTACTGGAACTAATATTACATCTAGTGGACTTGGTAGTTTATTCAGCGCAATGGGTCTATAATTTATGTTCACACCTGATCTTAACACATTACAAAACGATTCTACAGATGAAGAATTGAAAAAGAAACAACAGCAACAACTATTTGGTTCAAGTTATAATCCAGCTCCAGGTGAAACAACTGAAAACCCAATTCAGATGCCTAACACTAACACAAGTAGTGGACCTGTTAGTCCTATGGATTTGCAAAATACGCAAACTCAGCAAATGCCACAACCTATGCAAAACACTATGCAACAGGCTCCAGCTAGTCCTGTTGCTCCAGTGAATCCTGCACAGTTTAATCAGCCACAAGCTGGTCAAGGCGTTCAAGTTGCAGGCAATACACAACAATTGCCTAATTTGCCACAGCAACCACAACAACCACAACAAATACAACAACCACAACAAATGAGTGGTCAAGGTATTCAAGCAACTCCACAAGTTCAACAACAATTTCAAAACAATGTTCCTGCTGCACAACAACAGTTGAGTAATCCATTGGCTGGAACTGTTGAGCAACAACATTTAACACAATATGAACAATATCAAAATGATCCAGGTCAATTGTTGCAGTTAAGTCAAAGTCAAAATGCACCACAATGGTTAAAAGACAATGCAAGAGAAAGAGCAGCAGACATTTTAATTAATGATCGTCAAAAAAAACAAGCTGAACAACAATTGCAAACAATGGGTCCAACTGAATTGGAAAAAGCACTTCGTGAAAAGACAACAGGCGGTTCGTGGTTCAAAGCAATTGCTTATGGTTTGCTAGGTATGCAAAACAGTGCTCAATCAGAAGCTGCTAAGTTAGGTATTGGTAAAGAAACATTAGTCAATGGACCTAACGGTGAAGCATACATGATTAAAATGGCTGCGAATGGAACACCATTAAGTGGCTTTAATTCAACAACTGGACAAAAACTAAATCCAAGTGAATTGATTAGTGCAGCAGCAAATCAAGGACAAAAACTTGACATTGTTGGAGGCACTTATGTTAACGATAGAACTGGTGAAGTCGGTCGTGTGGTTAGTGATAAAAATACTGGTCGCAGTTATATTCAAACTGACGCAGGTCGTACTAGTATGACAGGATGGCGCCCACAATCAAGTATGGGTACTATGAATGACATGAGAGCACGAGCAATACAAGAAATGAACATTAAACTTCAAGGCAAAGGCATTGAAGAACAAATGCAAATCTTGCGTCCTTACAATCAAATGCTTGTTCAACAAGGTTATACTCCAGTTCAACCTGCGGAAGTTGGAATTCGTGTTCCGCAAATTGGTGGAGGTAATACTGTGAGTGCAAATAAACCTGCAGCAACAGCACCAGCACCAGTAGTGGTTAATAAACCAGTAGAACCATCAACTGTTACAAGACCTGCAGCAATTACTAACCCACCAGCAAATAATGCTCGTCCAACTGGATATGAACTTGAAGCTGAAAAAGCTGCACGAGTTGAAAGTGGCAAAGAAGTTGGTAAAGTTGCTGGACAGAATGTTGCTGGTGCAGCAGGCGCAGCAAACACAATTACTGACATTGACCATTCATTAGATATTCTTGCAAGTGGTAAACACAATATTGGACCAATGGTTGCTGGTACATTAAGTGGCGGCGGTCCAATCGGTCAAGCAGTTGGAACTCAACTTAACACTGAAGGTGCAAGAAATACTAAAGCAGTTATGGATACAGTTCGTAGTATCGGTGGCGTATTAAGTCAAGGTACAATTAAAGGTCACTTAACTAACCAAGAATTACAATTCTTAACTGAAAATAAACCTACAGAAACTAGTGATCCAGAATATACTAAGTATTGGTTAACTAAAGCTAGAGCAGCATTGGAAAGAACACAGCGTTATGCAACTGAGCAACAGACTACAGGTGGTAAAGCTGAGAATCCTGTACTTAATAAACATAAGCCAGGTACTAGAGAAAATCCTATAAAGATTACTGATTAAAATGATTTACGAATATAACGGCGAACACTATGATATTGATACTGAAGATCCATCAGTAGCAAAAGAAAAGATTTACAAGTTTCTTGGTAAAACTACCGTTGCTCCTCAACCAGAAGAAAGTAGTTTGACTAAGTTTGGTCATGGTGTCGCTAGTTTAGCTGATACAGGATTTAATGCTGCAAGTGGTGCACTAGACTATCTTGCATATCCTGTTGCACGAGCATATTATGGTACTCAAATGAGTCCAGAACAAGCTGCACAACGAGCACAACAAGAAACAACTAGTCCAAAGAATCCTATTGGTAACTATCTTGGAATAACTCAATCACCTTCATATCAAAATGAATTAAGTAACAGAGTTATGGGTGGTGTTGGTAATGTTGTTCATGGTGTAGCACAACCATTAAGTCAATCTACAGGATTACCTGTACAAGATGTTGAACATATGATTGGAACTGGTTTAACTGCCGCTGGACCATATGTTCCTAAAGTTGCAGGTGCTATTTCTGATGTTGGTAAACAAGCAATAACTAACGGTGGACAATTTGTAAAAGGTACAGGCGGCGTATTAGGTAATGCAATTAGTCAACCTGGTGCTGAAATTAAACCTTGGGAAACACCAAGTGCAAGACAACCTGCAACTGAAACATATATGCCTGCTGATGAATTGAATGCATGGCGTAATGGTCAAATTTCAACAGAACAGTTAAAAAGTTCAATGGTTCCATATACTCCAGAACAAATTCAAGCATTGCAACGAACAAAAGGTAATGTTCCATTGAATGGTCAAGTATATCAAGCTGCTGGTGAACAATTTGGTGAACATTTGAAATCACCTTATACATGGGCAACTGAATTGGGTGCTGGCGCATTAGGTGGATTAATGGGCGGACCTGTTGGAGCAGGCGTAGGTGTTGCACTTCCATTGATTAGAAAAGGTTACAAAGCAATTCAAGGTGCTAAAGATATTAGTGCAAACAAAACTTTAGGTAATCTTAATTTTACTTCATTATCTCCTGAAGAACAAGCAGCATTACAACAAAACTTTCCGCATCCTGTTACAGGTCCTGTTCAACCACAAAGTGTTCCACAACCTACAATACAACCACAAGCTAATTATCCATTAACTGTTCAAGGTCCAGGACAAACATTGCCACCGTCAACTATTCCAATGGGTACTAATCCACGAGCAGTTAATATTGAAGGTCAACGCTCAGTGCTACCCTATCAAATTAATACAACTAATAGTCAAGCAGCTAGACCACCAAGTATTCCACAAGTTGCTGCAAGTAAGATTATTCCAGTACAACCTACTCCATTAGCACAACAAGCTGCTGATTGGGCAAAGCGTAGTGGTGGAGGTTATACACCGCCAGCTAACATGAGTGTACCTACTGCACAACCAATAACACAACCTATAACTAAAGTTACTCAACCTGTTGTTCAAAAAACAGTTGTACAAACAACAAGAACACCTAGCGAAATACGAAAAGAAATGGATATTATTGGCAACCAAAATGATCTATTACATCAGCATGGTCTTGAAAATAAAATTCAATATGGAACACCTGAAGGTGAATTACATCAAGCTAGATTAGGCGAACTATCAAATAAAATGGATAAGTTGCAATCAGAATTAGAAGCTGCAACAAAAGCAGAAAAATCTGCATTGCGTAAAAGCGCAAAAAAAAAGGTTCCTGAAGTAAGTCAAATGCTTACTGAAGAAACAGTTTTTCCAAATAAAGAAGAATTTGACAAAGCAAATTTATTCAATACATTAGCAGGTAAAAAACCAGTTGGTGGTTATCGTGAAGGTGAAAACATTGTAAGACACGAAGTTCAAAATTATGGTGATTGGCCAGAAGAAGTTAAGCAACATTTACCTGAGGTAAGTATAGTAAAGAGAAACAGTAAAGGCAAGAGAGTAGAATGAACACAATTGAACAATTAACAGAAACATTTAGTGATAACTTTGTAAACAGTTACAGAGCACATAGTATCCACTTTAACATTACTGGTGAAAACTTTTATGGTTGGCATAAACTATTGCAAAAGATTTATGAAGACAGCGAAAGTATTCAAGATGATTTGGGTGAACTAATTCGTGCATTGAATGTTACTGCACCAGAAACTATTAATGAGATATTAAGTAAGGCTGATTTAGCTGATACACTTGCACTTGGCACTGATGCAACAAGTTTATTAGAATTTGCTCTTGAAGGTCAAGAGCATATGGAAAATAGTTATAGAAAATTAGAAGTTGTTGCGACTGAAGAAGGACACGACGATATTGCAAATTTTGCACAAGATCGTATCCGTCAACATAAGAAATTTGCGTGGATGTTAAGAGCTAGTTTGAGTTAAGCCACCAAGAGCACTATCAAGGACTAGATGATTTTGTGGCTTTCTAATCTAGGTAACAACTAATTGGCAGGAGTAGCTTGTGTCGTGCTCAATCGTTTATATGCAGCACTTCCGCGAATTTGGTAACCTTCACGCTCGTGTAATTTTAAGAATGCAGATTGGTTAACTCGTAATGTAGTTGAGCAGATGATAGGGATTTGAGATAGTTTACAAAACTCTTCCCACAAGTACATCATATCTTTAACAAGTTTGATTCGTAACTTGATTGGAAGTGTTAGTTCTATGTCAGCCATATTAACTATTAGCATTTTTTCGTTTGACCACAATGCATATTGGCTACAACTTGCCCATGTATATGCTAAGATAGTACCGTTGCTGTCTTTTGCTACACTGAGCAATTCTTCATTAGGAGTAAAATGTTGATTTACAACGGCTAAAGTAAGATTTCGTGTAAAAATTATGGGCTTAACATCATAGATGGTTTCTACATCTGTCATGCAGTTTTTAACTGAGAGTTCAGTTAGTTTTTCAATATCGGGACCAGTTGCTGGAACCCATGAATATTCAATCATTGCTTTACCTTTCAAACAAGTATTTAATCAACACTAAATATACATATGGAAAAGACTAACACAGTAAAGAAAAAGGCACCATCTAGGGGCGGTGCTCGTAAAGGCGCAGGTAGACCAAAAGGTTCTACTCAACAAATTACTATTGAGGGTTTACTTGAAAGTGTAAAATTAAAATCAAACGGTAACGATTATCAATCAATACTTGTTGAAGACTTTTTGGATGCACGAAATAGAAATGACACTCATTTGGTAATGAAATATCACAATTTGATATTGAACAAAGTAATGAATTCGCTTGCAAAAGTTGAAGTTACCGATAGTAAAGATCAGATTGAAATGAAACAGCAAGCATTTGCTCAGGCATTAGCCAAATTTACAGGTATTAAGGAAGAATAAATACATTATGCCACTAATCAAATCAAGTAGCAAAAAAGCGTTCGGTAAGAATGTTAAAAAAGAAATGGAAGCTGGAAAGCCCCAGAAGCAAGCCGTAGCGATTGCGTATTCAGAGCAGCGTGAAGCTAAAAAGAAGTCTACAAAGACAAAAAGGAAAACAAAATGAGAGAATCTAGAGATCAAAAAGAAGCAGGCCTAGACTTTGATGGCTTCGGCGGCAAAGGCTACAGTCGTGAAAACAAATATGCTGGTAATCACTATTCAGGTAAAACTGATGGTGATGAATTAGTAAACAAAGGTCGTGGACCAACTAAAGGTAATAGTGATACTACTACACATCAAGGTCGTCGTCCTCCAGTTTCTAATGTACCAGAACGCAAAATTAAAAACCCTGACTATATCAATGGCGGCGCACAAGTTCGTTCACCAGGTGGTACAACAGAGTTTCCAAAGCGTGGTCGTGAAGACTTTAACTTTGGTCGTGGTCCTACTAAAGGCAATCAGGAGTAATTATGTCAACAGTGTTTTTACCAGTAGGTTTAACATACTTGTTACCAGATGATGGTTCAAATGTTACGATTGATATTACAGGTGTTACTAGCGCAAGCGGTAAAGTTGGTCCATTAAACTTGAAATTAACTAACAGTAGTAATACTAACATAGCAGTTGTTAGTTATGATAATAGTTTTGTTCCTGGACCTCCTCCGGTTCCGCAAACATATTTGGTACATAATGATACAAAACCACAAACTCCAGATACAGTAGAATTTTATATAACAGTTGACACAGTTGCAAATACTGTTACAGTTGGAAATATTGTAAGTTCAAGTTATACATGGAATTATGATGATAGTTTCAATGTATTAGGAACACAGTTTGGCGGAACAGCTAATAATTATATTAACTTTTCAGTAACTGGAACAAACCCACCTTACACTGGATATAATAATGGTTATATAACTGAATTATATGTTAATAGTTTTAATATTCCAAGCAATGCACCAAATGCAAATGCTCCAACATATAACAACCCAACAAAGGTGTTTACGATTCCACCATTAACTACTGAGTATGTTCAAATACCTACTAGTGCTCAAACACCAGACTTGACACCAACTACATTAGTTTGTAGCGGTGCTAATGTCTATGTTACACCAATTCAAGTTATTGCTTAAGGAATAATATGACAACATATGTACCTTACGGCTTATCTTATTTTTTACCAGCAAATGGAAATATTGAATTGACTTCAACTGATTTTGCAAGTGCTTCAGGTAAGATTGGACCAATCACAATCAAACTAACAAACACTGATACAGCAAACAGTGCAATCATTTCATATGATAACCCATTTTCACCTCCATCAGTAATTGAATACACTAATGTAACTTTTGATGGTGATGGAAAAGTTATTCACATGAATGTTGATATTGTTCCGGCAACATCTGCAACAGTATTAAATCCATCAAGTACAGGTCCTGGACTAACTGTGGGTTATACATTTACAACAAGTGGAACACAAACAGGTGGAACAAGTCCAGCAAACGATTTGACATGGATTGTTACTGATGTGATTAGTGATTACAATGCAAATATTGCATATCAGTCAGGTGTTATTCCAGGTATTAATCCTGCAACAAATCCAATAGCACCTACAGAGGGAACTCCAACACAAACACTAATTGTTGCACCAGCAACTAGTGAATATGTTCAATTTCCAGGAAGCATTACTGCTCCAGCATATAATCCATTAGAGATTTATTGCAGTGGTGCAAATGTTTATGTTACGCCAGTACAAATTGTCGCTTAAGGAGAATATTATGGCAGAAAAATGGATACAAAAAGCAATTAAAAAACCAGGAGCATTACACAAAGAGTTGGGTGTACCTGCTGGTAAAAAGATTCCTGCTAAGAAATTAGCAGCAGCAGCTAAGAAGCCAGGCACTGAAGGTCGCCGTGCTCGTTTAGCAGAAACGCTTAAGGGCATGAAGAAAGGTAAAAAATAATGACAACAATTACTCCAAATGCAGAAACAACTTATCAATTAATTGGTACTTGCACAAACGGCGAATGGATCTATCCAACAGAATTTACAAATGCTACTTTAAGCGTTCAAGCAAT